CCTCATGCGGGCCGCTGGCGTCACTGATCACCTGCGGCGGTTTGGCATCTGATGGCAGTCCTGACTCGAGCTCTCTCGAACGCCACCACCCGCGCCCGCAACGTCGTGGCGCCCGGGCCCCGGATGTCCTCTCGGAACGATCCGATGGCGGCCGCGGCGATCAGCGACCCCCGCCAGAAGTTCGTCGGCAAGTCGTCGCCTGAGCTGTACCGGGCGTGGGCCGAGGGATCGGACCTGATCCGCGCCATCCACGACATCCGCCTCGGACAGCTCATCACCGCCGAGTGGGAGCTGGTCCCCGAGGATCTCGACCGCCCCAAGCCCGACAAGGGCCTGATGCAGCGCATCGAAGAGGTGCTCCGCAACCCGAACCCGCGGGACAAGACGCTCGACGTCCTGTTCTGGATGGCCGGCGAGGACACGCTCACCCTCGACGCCGGCACGGTCGAGAAGGAGCGGTACGCGAACGGCGAGCTCGTCTACCTGTGGCCGACCGACGGCGCGAAGGTGCGGGTGAACAAGTACTGGGACGGCGACCCCCGGGAGGCCCGCTTCCTGTGGGAGGTCAGCCCGACCGAGGGCATCGAGCTGCTCGACTCGGACCTCTCGTACTGGATGATCCACCCCCGGACCCGCTCCGGCGTCGGCCTGAGCTACCTCGAGACCCTCAGGATCGTCATCGACTCCGAGGTCAACGGGATCCTCTACAACGCCCGCATGATGCTGCAGGCCACCCCTGACGGCATCCTCGACCTCGGCGAGAACGCCCGCCCTGATCAGGTCACGGCGTTCAAGTCGTTCTTCGACGCCGAGCTCGCCGGCAAGAGCATGATGGGCGTCTGGGGCGGGACCCGCGGAGCCAAGTGGATCAACCTCGGGCGCTCGAACAAGGACGCCCAGTTCATGGAGTGGCAGAAGTACCTCGCGACGAAGGCCGCGACCGTGTACCAGCTCTCCGTGCAGGACATCAACCTGCTCCACGACATCAACCGGGCCACGGCCGAGGCCCAGACGTCCGGCTCCGAGCAGAAGGGCCAGAAGCCGTTCCTGACCCGGATCCAGAACTACCTCACCTCGACGGTCGTCCACGACCCGCAGTGGGGCGGCTACCAGAACAACATCGCGTTCAAGTTCCGGTCGGTCACCAATAAGAGCTCGCTGCAGCTCGCCGAGGAGCAGAAGCTCTCTCTGGCCGGCATGCCGTCCGCCTCGATCAACGAGGCCCGGCGCGACCGCGGGCTGCCGCCGATCGGCGACCCGAACGACGACAACAACCCGTTCAACAAGCTGATGGCGAACACGCCGCTGGGTCTTGTGCTTCTCGATAAGATCCCCTCGGCGTACGATGTCGCGAAGACAGAGACCCAGACGGCGGACGGCGCCCCCCAGATTGGTCCCGGCGAAGACAAGCAGGAGGCACCACGACGTGGCGGAGAAGCAGACCAGCGGTAAGTCCGCCGCGGAGCGGCGGTCCGACAAGGAGAACCCCAGCGGCGACGCCGTGAAGCGTTCGGACGTCCAGACCGAGGCGACCAAGGGCGTCAAGGAGCCGATCGACCCGGCGCAGGCACCGCAGGACCCGGTCGGCTCGGCCGCGGATCCCGAGGTCGCCGCGCAGGAGCAGGAGCGCCTCAAGGCCGGCGAGGAGCAGGTCGAGCGCGAGAACATCAAGAACACCCTCGACGCGGAGCGCGAGCTCTTCGAGCAGGCGCAGCGCGACGGCCTGAAGAGCGTCGAGCCGATCGTCGACCAGATCGACCACTCGACCGGTGAGCGCGAGGACGCCACCAAGGCGGTCGAGCTGCAGAACGAGCGGATGCTGGATCGCCTGACGCCCCGGCGCATCGACGGTCTCGTCCGCTCCATGGAGCAGGTCGAGCTCGAGATCGAGCCCCTCGACGTCAACCAGCGGCGCTTCACGGCCAACGTGATCGTCCACGGCGAGGTCGACGACGGCTACCTCGTCATCCGCACCACCGACGAGGAGCGGATCCCCGGCGACTACAAGAAGGGCCGGGTCTACGAGTCCCCGCGCTTCGGCACCAAGAACCGCCTGCGCACCACGACGGACGCGGACGGCAAGACGGTCGAGTACACGGACCTCGGGAAGTTCCAGACCACGCCGATCCGGCTGGCCCCCGGCAACTACACCGTGGTCCTCGAGACGACCGGCGGGAAGAAGGTCGCCACGGCGGACTTCACCCTCCTCGGCGACGCCGTCGACGCACAGGGCGAGCCGGTCCCGGCCGACTCCCCGGCCGTCGTCGGACAGGTGCAGGCCGCCGACGCGCAGGAGGCGCACGCGCTCCAGCAGCGCGACGTCACAGGCGCTGACTTCCTCGAGGAGGAGGTCGAGCGACAGCAGGCTCGGTTCGAGAAGCAGGACCGGGCAGCCAAGCGAGCTGCGAAGAAGGCCCCCAAGGACGAGGGCGCGGAGTAACCAACGAGCGGTGGCCCGGCTGGTCAAACGGCCGGGCCGTCTGCTACCGTTCGCCGCAGTCGTACGGACGACGCGGCTGGATGAAACGGATGGACCGCTGACGCGCAGACGGGGCGCGCCGAGCTGGGTCCGCCGAGGTCACCCGTCTGTTATGACGAAGAACGGGATCATCCTCCTGAAGAGCGCGATGCCGCTGACGTCTGACAGTGGTGACATCCCCCTCTTCAAGTTCTACGCCCCCGACCTGCGCCTGAGCGGCGCCGAGGAGGGCGGGACCCCGCGTATCGAGGGCATCGCGTCCTCGACGACCCGGGACTCCCACGGCGACGAGATCACCCTCAAGGCGCTCCAGAAGATGGCGTCCAACGCCGTCGGCCTGCCGGTCATGCTCAACCACGACTACACGTGGCCCGAGGACCAGTTCGGCTTCATCGAGCGCGCATGGATCACCCGCGGCGAGAACGACGGCAAGGGCAACCCGATCTACGACATGCGGATCGGCGTCGGCGTCCTGAAGAGCTCGCAGCGCGCCATGGACGGCTTCGCGATCCTCAAGGAGGGCAAGACGAAGCTCGGGTTCTCGATCGGCGCGATGGTCCCTGACGGGGCGGTCGAGCTCATCAAGGACGGCGCCGGCGGCCGCTACCGGATCAACGACCTGCGCCTCGCCGAGGTCAGCCTCGTGCCGATCCCGGCCCACCCCCGGGCGATGGTCGAGTACGCGACCAAGAGCGTCCACTCGATCTTCAAGGCGGCCAAGGCCAGCCTGAAGGACGAGGACGGCAACACGCAGAACCCGCCCGAGGTCCCGGGCGAGGTCACCGGCGAAGAGGCCGGCACCGACATCAAGGACCACACCGAGCCTGACGTCACGGCTCCCGCCGACGGGAAGCCCGAGGGCGTCGAGGAGCTCGATGAGTCCGCGGACGACGCGGACGCCACCACAAGCGATGACACCAGCGCGGATCCAGACGCCATTGAGGGCGACGACATCCCGCTGACGAAGTCGACGGTCTCGATCTGGGAGGACCCTTCGGGGGCCAAGACGATCGAGGTCAACACCGGACGTCGTGCCTCGCGCACGCCGGACACCAACCTTTCCTCGCAGGGCGACGATGAGGTCACTCCTGAGTCCGAGAGCGGTTCGGTGTCGGCAGATGCAGGCGCGGTGATCAAGAGCGGAACCACCGGCTCGGTGCCGAGTGGGCAGTTCAACCTCGTCAAGGCCCTGAACGCGCAGATCGAGGCAAAGGACCAGCAGCTTGCCGACAGCCAGAAGGTTGTCGAGGCTGCAGTCGCCTTCGCTGCGGAGACCGTCCAGAAGGCCCTGCTCGTGGCCGAACAGCTCATGAAGACACCGATGGGTCGCAAGACCTCGGTCGTCGAGGCCAAGAAGGCTCTCGATGACTCGAAGGCGGAGGTGACGGCTCTCGAGAGCTTCGCCCGGAAGGGCATCTACGACGCCGAAATGATGCAGCTCATCACCAAGGGAGTGAAGAAGTGAGTACCCCGTACGAGCAGCTCGAGGCGCTCCGCAAGAGCGTCAACGAGCAGTTCGAGCAGTTCGGTGCTGGCCTCTCGTCCCTCAACGACCACGCCCCGTCCAGCACGCAGGCTGCGACGCAGGCCATGTTCCAGAAGGCCGGCGACGTCGACAACGACGCCGTCTCCAGCTTCCGGACGTGGCGCGAGAAGGCGCTGATCGAAGAGGCCGAGGCGTCCGCACTCCGCGAGACGCTCAAGACCAAGAGCCTCGCCGAGCTCCACCTCCTGTTCGCGAAGCAGGCGGCCAACCGCTCCTCGGGCGTTCCGCTCGATGCGTGGCTGATGGCCGGCGGCAACAGCGTCCAGCAGGGGATGTTCGACGGCCGCCACGGTCTCATCAGCCAGATCGAGAACCCCCAGATCCAGAAGGCCCTCGACTCCACGCAGGCGGGCGCCCTGATCCGGCAGGATCTCGAGCCCATCCTGTACGCCCTGTTCGTGAAGCAGTTCCCGGTCTTCGACCGGATCGCTCGCGAGCCGGCGAACGGCCTCGTCCACGCCTACGACCAGATGCTGTCGTACGGCGACGCCGACTTCATCGGCGAGCTCGACTCGGTCACCGACGACCGGGGCGTGTACGCGCGGCAGATCACGAACATCGCGATCCTCGCCACGCGGCGCGGCGTGTCGCTCAAGTCCCAGTTCGCGGTCCTCGCGGGCGGGGCCGGGTTCAACCCGGAGCGGCTCGAGCTGCAGGCCGGCATGACCGCCATGCGGTCGCGGTTCCAGAAGACCATCCTGCATGGCAACTGGACCGACGCCACGGGCACGATCAACAACGAGAAGGGGCCCTACGACGCCGACTCGTTCGACGGTCTGCGCAAGATCCTCAACACCGCGTCGGCGATCAACGTCGACCCGGGCACGAACCCGACGACCACGGGTTCGATCCGCCGCGCGATCGACGCCGCGACGCTCGCCATCACCGAGGCCGGCGGCTCGCCGACCGCGGTCTGGGGCGCGCCGCAGGACAAGACCACGTGGAACGAGCAGCTCGACGAGCGGGTGATGCTCCTGCAGGACAACCTGCGGAACGCGCAGGACGGCGCGCTGGTCTCCTCGGTCAACACCGAGGCGGGCATGCTGCCGTTCTTCTCCATCCCGGGTGGCGCCATGGCACCGTACGTGCCGTCGACGCTCCCCTCGGGCTGGGCCCACGCTCGCGACATCTACATCCCCGACGAGTCGGCACTCAGCGTGCCGTACCTCGGCCCCAGCGGCCCGTCGGTGATCGAGGTGCCGATCGGCGTGACCGGGCAGCTCACCCACCTGTTCATCCTGTTCTTCATGGGCGGTCTCGCCGTGAAGGCCCCGACGTGGATGAACAAGGTTCGCGTCAAGGTCGACTGACCCCCGGGCGAGCTGGTCGGTATGGGCGCCGGCCAGCTCGCCTAAACCGCCGGTAGTCGACGGGACCACCGAGAAGGAGACGCATGTCATCACCCGCACGGCCGGACTGGCAGCCGCAAGGCCCCGCGACCCGGTGCGTCATCAACGGTCGAGCTCTGGGCTGGGTCAACTGCACGCCCACGTCGACCGCCATGGGCATCCACAAGACCACCCTGCGCAAGCGGAAGCCCTCGGGCTGCGCGATCCGCCAGCTCACTGGCGACACGGTCGGTGGCACCACCCTCCAGCAGAACGCGGCCGCCGCAGCTCACTACGGGCTGGTGATGACAGTCCACGCCGGCTCCAACGTCGCGACCGACGAGCAGATCGCCTCATGGCTGCGTCAGGGACGCGGCGTGGTCGCGCAGGGCAACACGAAGGCCCTCACGAGCCACCCCGGCGTCCGCTCGACTGGCGGCCCCGTCAACCACGCCGTGTGGTTCAACGACGTCCGCGGCGGCACCTACTACGCCCCCGACGAGGTCTGGGCAGCGGATCCCGCGGCTGACGGCCGCACCGCTGGCTGGGGCAAGGCCGATCAGGGCCCGACGTGGTGGCCTTGGGAGATCGCGAAGAACTTCTTCGCCCAGCTCCACCCGTGGGGTGAGGACGACTCCCGCATCCTCGGGCCGAACAAGGTCTACGCCGGCGTCTTCAAGGACACCGAGCCGCACGTCCACCTGAAGTACACGGGCAGCGTTCGCACGTCGCCCTTCCCGAAGCACATGATCGTCCGGTCGCCCACCGCAGGCCGGCGCGTGAACGTGCGCACGGGACCCTCCACTTCCCACTCGGTGGCTTCCACCCAAGCCTCCGGGTCACCGTGGATCGCGTACCAGCAGAACGCCCGGGGCCAGCTCCTCGGCGGCTCGCGTCTCTGGTACGGGGACCACAGCGGCACCCGCTGGATCCACTCCAGCGGCCTGATCGTGCCGCGCACCGTCGGCGCCCAGCTCCTCTCGGCAGACCTGCCGTTCGAGGACGACGAGCCCATCGTCGGCGCCGAGATCACCACGCCCGATGAGTCGGATACCTCCGAGCAGCTCCTGACCCTCGACGGGGACGAGCTGCCGGACGACGTCCGCGACGGTGACATCGGGCAGTACGAGTAAGGGAGGAACGGTGAAGATCTTCGGCTACGAGCCCGCGATCGTCGTGGGCGCCCTCGTGTCGGTCATCAACCTGATCGGCACGTTCGGCATCTCGTACTTCAACCCCGACAACGCAGCGGCCATCGTCGTCATCGTGAACGCCCTCGCGGCGATCCTGATGGCGTGGACGACCCGCCCGATCGCGCCCAGCCTGTTCACGTCGCTCGTGTCGGCCGTTCTGGCCCTCGGCGCGACGTACGGCCTCCAGCTCCCCGCGGAGACCGTGCTGGCGATCAACGCGACCGTGTACCCGATCTTGATGCTGATCGCTCGCGGTCAGGTGAGCCCCGTCGACACGGCGATCTCTCGCCTGTCGCGGACGCCCAACGTGGAAGCTGCCGAGTACACCGCCAAGCGGGCGCTACGCCCGGCAGCCTGAACCTACTGGTAAGGTGCGTGGGTCGGAGATCGTCTCCGGCCCACGTTCCGTTTCTCGAGGTGCATCGTGGTCGACATGGTGGTCACCACCGGCGCGTACATCACGCCGGCGCGGTTCAAGGCGATGCGCACCGGCGCCGCGTACGCCGGGCTGTCTGACGCCACCATCGCCGACACCCTGATGACCGCGACCGAGATCGCGGACGCCTACTGCAACATCCCCCTCTACCCGTCCCCGGGCACCTTCCTCGGCGGCACCGTCGAGAACGAGGAGCACCGCTGGGACCAGCCCCTGAGCTCCCTCCAGCACAACCAGCAGCGCCGGGTCTACCCGTACCGCTGGCCGATCAAGGCCGTGACGGGCTTCCGGATCAAGATCGGCGCGGATCTGGGCGCGGACATCAACCCGAACTACCTCGTCACGAACAACGCCGAGCGGTGGGTCGAGGTGAGCTCGTTCGCGACGTCGGGCGTGGTCAGTCCCTTCGGCCTGATGAACTTCGTGGTCCCCTCGGGCATCACCAAGCCGGTAGTCGAGCTCGACTACAGCTACGGCTGGTCTCTGGCGGCCGTGGATCCCCTGTACGACGTCGACGGCTCAGGACTGGTCTGGCAGGCCTCTCACGGCTTCTGGGACCCGGCTGTGGCGCCTGTGGTCGTCGTGGCGGGCTCTGAGGCCTCCAGCGAGACCTACGTCGTCTCGTGGGAGGACGGCCGCGTCACCCTCAACGACGCGGCCGTCGGGGCGTCCGTCATCGCCTCGTACAACTATCGGCTCCCCGGGGCGATCCCGCGCGCGACGGCGCTGATCACCGCGGACCTGCTGGGCGACGCCAAGCTGCGGCAGGCGGGCTTCGTCGGCGTCGACCGCCTGACGGTCAACGAGATCACCGTCAGCCGCTCCCCGCGCAACGGCTCCGTCAACGACCAGCTCGAGGAGGCCGTGCCCGAGGCAGCGGGGCTGCTCGCCGGCTTCCGGTACTTCCGGATCGCCTGACATGCCGCTCGTCGACGAGGAAGCCCTCGACGCACTGGCCTCCTTCGCGGAGGACGGGATGGTCACGCCGACCGCCGTCTACCGCTCCAGCTCAGACGTCGACCCGGACACCGGCCAGATCGGATCCAACGAGCTCGGGGACGACGTCGAGGTAGTCGTCGAGAACGTGGCCCCGGAGTCGCTGCCCGAGCCGGTCCCGCAGCCCCACGACCCGCTGCTGGGCTGGTTCCACAGTGAGCTGCAGCAGCAGGCGACCGAGGACGACGGTCAGGTGGCGACCGTCGACGTCCACGAGCTGCGCCTGCCGCGCGACGCGGACATCAAGGCCGGCGACGAGGTGCGCAACCTCACGACTGGCGAGTTCTATCAGGTGATCGACGTCAACGACGGCGACACGTACCGGGTGCAGACGAGGGCCAGCCTGCGTAGGCGTCAGGGATGATCCGCGCACAGGACGTCATGGGGGCCGTCCTCGACGCCCTCGTCGGGTCGACCAACCGGGGTCTCATCCGGATCCAGACCCGGGCCAAGGAGCTCGCTCCGGTACGCAAGGTCTTCGGGGACAGGGGTGCGTACCGGACCCGCTTCCGCACGGCCGACGAGATCAGCTCGGACCGCTCGATCCGCCAGCAGCTCGGTCTGGGCCCCGAGGAGCTCTACAAGAACCGGCAGGTGGTCAGCCGGGTCCCCCAGAAGCTCAACGACCGGGAGGTCGCTGGCCCGGGCAGGCTGCGCAGCCGACAGGCCCAGACGCAGCTCGACAGGCGCGGCCGCTACGAGCTCAAGACCGGCCGCGCGATCTTCGAGCAGTTCAACGGGCCGAGGGTCGCTGGCACACAGGGAACCCAGCAGCTCGGCGGCCGACTGCGTGACGAGATCCACGTTGAGCCGGCCTCTGTTCAGGGCCACCGTGTGTCGGGTAGAGTCGTCTCACCAACGCCGTACGCGAAGTACCAAGAGTTCGGGACGCACCACAACCCGGCTCACCCGTACCTCCGGCCGGCTGGGCACGAGAGCGTGCAGAAGATCGCCGCCGACGCGCGACGAAGCGCGGCGGATGCGGTCAGGGCGACGTTCCACGTGAGGATCGAAGGAGTGGTCACGTTGAAGGAGGCTCGCGGGTAGGTATGGCCCTCTCGACGACGTTTCCAATCAAGCGGGCGTTGGTGCGACTCGTCCGCGACTCGGCACCGCTGAAGGCCGCTCTCGTGGGCGGGATCCATCAGCGGCTGTCGCCACGCAAGGTGCGGTTCCCGTACCTCGTCTACTCCGAGGTCTCGGCACCATTCGTGTCGGACTGGGGAGCTGGCGGGGACAACGGGCGCCGAGAGATCGACGCTCTGTACGATCTCGACATCTACGACGTGGACTCGAGCCGGGCGGAGTCCCTGCTCGAGCAACTCGACGGCCTGTTGAACGGGCCGGGCGCCGCTAGCGCGCTCGCAGTCGAGGGGCAAACGGTCTTGCTGGTCGAAACACGCGCGAAGACGCCGATGGGGCCGGATCGCGACGCAGTGGGCCGGCGCATTGACAGGGTTGGGATCACGGTCCACATTCAAACGGACCAGCCGATCCCGGCCGTCTGACGCTCGAACGGGGAGCGCCAGAACACCATCAACGCCAGCCTGACGCGAACGGAGCGAGGGTTGGTCGGGAGATGTGAGTATGGCTGCCGGCGACGGCAAGAAGATGCATGGCAAGTTCGGTGCCGTGTATCTCTTCGCAGCGAAGGGTGAGACGGGGGCCAAGAAGGTCGCCACCCTCACCGACTGGGAGCTGAACCTCGGGCGCGACTTCGTCGACGCCACGGTGTTCGGCAACACCAACAAGACCTACCTGCCGGGTCTGAAGGACGTCTCGGGCTCGGCCCGCGGCATCTTCGACACCTCCGGCGACATCATGGTCAACGCCGCGGACGCCGAGGAAGTGCCGATCTTCCTCTACGGCCGCGACACGACCGCGGGCCTCGACGACCTGCTCATTGCCTATGGCAAGGGCTTCATCGACGGGACCATCTCGAACAGCAACACCGACGCCATCCGGACGTCGTTCAACTTCCGCGCCGCGGACAACTGGGCCGTCTACAACGGCACCGAGCTCGAGCCGCCGCCCCCGACCCCGTAAGCTGGGGGCGTCTCGGCCTCGGCTGACGACGCAGCACGTGGTAGCCTCCCGGCAACGGGAGGCTACTTCGTTATTGGAGGCGCACGGTGCCCCTGATCTTCAGCCGCATCGAGGGCAAGCTCGGCCGCATCGACATCCCTCGCGAGGGGATCCACGTCGGCAGCTTCCTTCACTGGCGGCTCTCACGGCGGTCTGGCCCGCAGGGCGATGCGGAGCCGAACCACCCGGACACCAACTTCTACGACTTCCACGGGACCTTGGCGTTCGTCAACGACGCCCTGTTCAGGGACCCGGACTACGAGAAGGTGTTCACGATCCAACTCGGCAAGAACGGAAGCAAGTACACTCTGGACCCAGCGGCACCCGGTGTGCGAATGGTGCTCACGGGGCGAACCCTCACGATGGAAAGGGTGCAACCATGCCTGATCGAGGAACAGCAGCCAGTGCGGTGAAGGATCGCGAGGATCCGATCAAGGATC